AACTATGTCACCAATATTAAATTCTATTGCAGAAACTTCTTCCATCTCTGTTAGAATATCCATAAAATGTGCCATACCGTCTTTATCTACACTCTTGTTTAAATCTGTCTGGAAAAAATCTCCAGAAAATATTATCTTAGTATCTTGACCTACACGAGTCATTATAGTATCTAATTCATGAAATGTCAAGTTTTGACACTCATCAACTATGATAATAGAATTATCTAATGTTATACCACGAAGATACGAAGTTGTCAAGAACATCACAGAACCTTGTGCTTTCAGTCTATCGTATAACATACTGAATGCTTGGTCAGTTGGTTGTTCAAACATAAACTGAACCATATTTTGATATGGCACTTGGTACAATGCAGTTTTATCCTCTTCATCGCCAGGCAAGAATCCTATCTCTCTTGTAGGCACTGCACTTCTTACAATATACACCGTATCATATGGACTCTCTGTATCTAATACATTTTGTAATGCAAGATACAAAGAAATAAAAGTTTTACCAGTTCCAGCGGCCCCATGAAGAAATAAGTTTTGACCTTTTTTATATTCTTCAAAAACAACTTTTTGATTCTCAGTAATTGGTTTTACTTTTACTAAATCATCATATTTCAAATCTTGTTTTTTTGCCATTACAAAACCCCATGTTTTTTTAGTACTTGTCTTGTTTTAATATCTTTTGTACTCTTTTTATTATATTTATGTCCCAATGGAGTGTTAGGGTGTGCTTCTGCAATTCTTGATAGATTTTCTTTCCAACCATTATCAGTTTTAATTCTATCTCCAGTTCCAGATGCAGACATTGAAAATAAAGATGGAAGTTGTACAACATCTGGATTTTGTTCTAAGAACGAGTCTTTACCATTCATAGTAAAAAATTCTTCCCACTCTTCACCAGTTTCATTGTTTCTAAAATTATAAGTTGGCATTATGTCTTATACCTTTGTCTATACCCAACACCATATGATGAATCAGTACTAATATCATTTTCTGGTTTTTGCATTTCATTTAGTTGTTCTTGGAGTTTTACAACTGTTTTCTGCAATGCATGAATTTCTCCTTGCATATCTGCAACAGTTTTCTTCCACATTTCTTCTCTTGTCATAGTTTTCATGCGACTCTTTCTAAGTGTATCTTCTTGTCTAAGTTTCCAAAGCATCCAATCATAGTATCTTTCTGGCTCTGGGTCTTGAACCACTCTGGTATTGGTCTGTTCTTCCATGTTGCGAATCTCCTTTTTGCAACTTTGTAGAGATTACGATAAGCTTGTACTGTATCACCCTCAACTAAACACTCTGGAAATTCTTTCATGGCTTGTGGAACTGGAGTATGACCCATCACACTAGATGGCATATTCTTAGGTGGTTCTCTTAACAACCACCAATAGTCCTTTGCACCATGTTCTTTCCCATACCTATATGTATATTCCTCACAGATTAGTTTATAGTAAGTAAACATTAATGCATAATTTTCACGACACATTCTTACCCATATATTAGTAGGGTGATTTACATGACCAGCAAGATATAAATGTTTGTTCATCTTTCTATCTGCAAGTTTCCACCGTTTAATCTTATGACCTCTTGCAGTTTTACCATAGAATAATTCACCATCAAGAACCCTATGTGCAGTACTCAACATCTGTTTGTACTCTGTAGGCATCTTAACAATGTGTTTATCACAATGATACTCAATCGACTTAAAAGGGTCTTCATCTAAGTAAAAGAAATTCATTACTTCTCCCATCTATAAAATATGTGGTCTGCAATCTCTACCGTTTTCGTCTTAGATTTTCTCCATGCTGGAAAAACATAATCTGCATGGTAGTGTGTTGCACCCTCTGTAAAATCTACGACTTGTAAATCATCATACACTAAATCTAATGATAAGTCAAGTAACCTTTCATAAGTTGTTGGTTCTTTTGGTTCATCACTTTTACCATCACAATACCAACTAAATTGACAACGATTTCTAATAGGATAGAACACTCCATTCTTTTTCCAAGACTCTCTAGTTGGGCCTTGTTCTATAACTCCACAGATTGTGTTAGGATATCTACTATCTTTTACACGATTCATAACTACAAGTGATACTGCGAGTTGTCCAGCAAGTCCTTGGTTTCTTGCTTCATAGTACATATTCTTTGCAAGACAAGTTGCTTCACTTTGTCTAAAAGAATCAACCTCTGGCATCTCAGCAGAGGTTGTTGCAACCATAAATGACACAACTATTTCTTTTATCATTTAACTGTCCACATTGAACCAAATGCATCAAGGTATTCTGCATTTGAAGTTTGTAGTGTAACATAATCACCAAAATGAAAATCAAAGGTTTTCAATAGATGAATATAATCACCTTGTGTCATTTCATCAAGTATAGTATGATAATTCATACCTAATTGTTGTGCAAGATTTTTTGCATCACCAAGTAGTGAAAAGGCATTACCCTTTTCACCATCTATATTGATAACAATCTTATCAGTAGGTGTTTTTTCTATCATACTGGCTCTCCATCTAAAGTTTCAAAACCCATTCGAGCAACAACATACTTTTTGTTACCAATCAACATTTGGTCACCAACTGAAGTTGACCTAATACCAAGAGTACCACCCTTAGTATCACCGACAACAGTAACTTTGTCGTTACTATCGCCAGGCATCTTCAATGACCAACTATCCATAATATTTTGAGTCCACCTATATGCAAACTCTAACTTATCAATAGTTGACTCTGCATCATTAGGTATCTCTACGAAAGCAACTGTGGATGGTTTATCCTCAAATGCTGTATGTATAACTGCAACTTGTTCCATTTCTCTCTCCATTACCAAATCTTAGTTCCATTTTCAGCAGCGGTCTGCATTGCATTAACCTCTGCCATCTCAATCATGAATTGGTCTTGCATCTCTGCATCAACCATACCCATGAAACTCTTTGTCAAGTGACCCCACTTATTCACAAGAAGATTTGCAGCCTTCTGCTTTTCTTCATCTGAAAGTCGTGCAAGTGACTCTACAAACTGTTCTGCTGTGATTTTCATAATATACCTCTCTTTTCTGATTCTCTTAATACTACCATGTTCTGATAACAAAGTCAAGTCGTTTCTATCATACAACCGAAAGTATTTTTCACTACAAAAGTAGTATCTGTACCCTCTGCCATTTCATTCAGAACCATCTTTTCTTCCTCTGCATTACCCAAACATTGGTGCAAAGAAACAATCTCTGGTTGTTTGTCTGATTCACACTTCATAATTGCCCAACCGTCTATAGGATTTCCTACATTGTCAAACATCATATTACTCCATTTTTCCAAACATCATCTGCAAGTTTCTTTTCCATTCGATATGCCTCTTTTTCCCAAGGCAAATCCCAATAGTTGGTATCTTCTGCGATAAACTTAGTTTTCCACTTAGCTCTACCTTTTACGATACCGTCATTCATTTCATTTCTTGCATACTGTTTAACATGAACCATTTCATGACAAACTGCTTGTACCAAATCTTTGATACCAATTCTCTTATCAAGTTCTATTTCAAACTGTCTATTAGAATCTTGCATCATACAAAATCCAATTGCATCACTTTTGATAGTTACAAGATTAACTTGTATATCTAAAGTTCTAAATCTTGGAAGAAGTTTTTTAATCATGTGTGCAACAACCTTATGACAGATTTCTCTCTGTGTTTTGTTACCACCATTTACTGCAACAAAGTTCATTAAACCCTCAATTCTACAGCTGCGTTCCAAAGATTTTTCGCACCATCATAGTGGTCAAATCCATTCTCATCAGCAAAGTCCATTCCACTACAAAACATCACTTCACCAAAAATCTTTTTGGTGTCTAGGATATATGCAAGCATCTTAGGAGTCTTTGCAAACCCAACTTGATTACCAGCACCGATAAAAACACCGATACCACCGTTCATTGCATCAATAAAAACTGTTTCGTTATTTGTCATATTTTCTCTCTTTCTCTTGATTACATATACAATATATCAATGTTTTTATAACAAGTCAAGTCATTTTTTAAGTCATTGATTTTACTGAATTTTTTAGGGGGGTTAAAAGTAAAATAGGGGGGTAGAAACCCCCCTATTTCCCACGATTCGCAAGGTTTATTGTAATTGAACATTTTTGTTAATTACATAAATCCCTCGAATCATGAACGCAATGCTCGTTAGAGATAATAGGGCGAGAGTTGAGAGAGAGGAATTTACCCCATCTGCTCCAGCAGCCAGCATTGCAAACAACATACCAATTCCAAAACTAATCATAATATAAAACTCCGAATCAATTCATTTCACTAGTATGTTATACCATAGTTATTTTACAGAGTCAAGTCTCACATAGTCTGAATTCCAACCAAATGCTGTCTTGACAACTTCATGGGAAAGACCTTTGATTTTTTGATGCAGTTTTTTATCTTTTGCATAGACAAGAATTTCCGCTTCATCTTCATGTAAACCCTCTAACATTTGGATATACATATTTTCTTTTTGAGCTCTAGGTGTAACATTATCTGCACCTTGAATAAAGTGATACAAACGTCTTGCTTCTTGAGAAAGCAATGTATGTTCTGTACCCTCTGGTGCTTCATTAGGTTTATAAGGAACTGCACCCTCTGGCAATGCCCAAATAATTCTTGGGTCAAAAGATGATTTGATAACCATTCTTAGAGCTTCTGAATCATTCTCTTTTAGAATATTAATCTTTTGTGCTTTAGTTTTTGCTTTATGCACTTTATCTAACACCTCTGATAATAGTGGTGTATATGTTTTTACTGCCATTAGAAATCTCCTATGTTTTCCATTAATGTCTTTAATCTGTTCTTAATAAAATAATTTAGTAAATGTTTACGACTACCCTCTGGAGCGTCCAAGAAAGTTTGTGTACATTTTTCTTTAATGTTATCTGGAATATAAGATAAATCTATTAGAGTTCTATTTCTTTGATAGTTTCTCATCATCTCTTCATTACAGTAATCACTAGGCTCCAAATCAATCCATGCATCAAGTTTTCTTTTTGTCATGGGTCTTTGTCTTAACTCATCTACAAAAGTATTATCAGGTGATAAAAAGTTTGGTACTCCATCACTTCTATCACCCTTTAAGATATGTTCTTTAATATATGTAGTAGGGTCTACACCGTTTATATATTGTTTTTGTATCGGACTGTATTGTGTTACAAAATTATATTTTTGCAATTGTATAAAATCTTTATCACTTGATAAGATTAATACCTTTTCATAATTCTTAGGTTCAGATGCAACATGAAAAACAACAGATGCAATGATATCATCTGCTTCTGCATTTTCTACTTCTAAAACTTTGTATGGGAAATATTCTGTAAGTTCATCACGAATCATGTGAAGCGTATCAAATATTTGATTCCAATCTAGACTAGACTTTTTTCTATCTTTTCTTCTTGAAAATTTATAGTTTGGAAAATATTCTCTACGCCAGTTAGTCTTGTTATCATAACATAACACAAGTTCTCCAAATTCACCTTGGAATTTAGAGCGATAACTTCTTAAAGAATTGAGAACCATATGTCTTACAAAGTCTGGTTCAACATTTTTATTACCACCGAGCTGCACCATCAAATTAGATAGTGTAACTTGATTCATATCAACTAGTATCATCTTCCTTATCACTTACCATATCTGCTAATATATTCAAATCAACCTTGGTAATAATCGTGTTGTTCTTATCTTCAGTAACCGTTTTTACAACGGTATCCATAAATGGTTGTATAGGGTGTCTAAAACCAATATCTCTATACAAAATACCTCTAACAACTTCATTAAGAAAACTGATATCTCCAATGAATCTTTCATTCTTGATATCTATGCCATTCTCACCAATGTTATGAATTAATCCAATCATTAAACCCTCTGCAAGATTATCTGCAAAATCTAAATCTTGTTGAGTTTCAGTTGGATTAATATTAACAACTTTAGGTATCCTCTTACCTTTAAATTTAGTTGGAAATTTTATGATATTATTTTCCATTAATATCCTAACTCCTGCTTTCGTTTTTCTAGTTTTCTTTCCCACCTTTTTTTACCAGCGGCTCTCTGTCTTCTTTTCTTTTCACCTCTAGTTTTGTGGGAAGTCCTTTCACGCAGTTCTTGAAACAAACCCTCTTTCATAAGTTTCTTTTTAAGTACTCTAATAGCACCATTTACATCAGATGTAATGTTACCATCTTTGTCTTTAACTTGACGAACTGTAACAGTCATTCCATAGTCTTTTTTATATTTATCTTTCTTTTTAAAGTAACCCATAAGCTCCCTTTATTTTAATTTTTGAATATGTCAATTATATCATGATAGTTACCTTTATCACATACAATATCTTGTGTTGTAGTTAATATTTGTGGATAATATGAAACTATTATTATCCCTAATATTATACCCAATATTAACTTAAACATCACTTAGTAACATTGTCAAGTATATCGGTAGCAACACAATATGCATTGAAATCGAATCCACCAATATGCCAATCATACTCTTCAGTAGGTACATATCCATCTTTCCAATTGTATATAGTAAAGACAGTATTATCCTCATCTTTAGCTTCTACAGACCACTCTGCATTAACCTTTTCGTAAGGACTTGCATCCATAGCAGTTGGTTCACCAAATACTTCTACAAGGTTATCATAAGTGGTTTTTACAGTACCTTGGAAACTAGTTCCAATAGTATTAATTGTATCGCAAGCAACGAAATTAGTCATATTTGCACTCTCCTTTCCCAATACCAACTAACAACTCAAAGAACAAATCTTCCCATTCGTCCTTTTTCTCTTTGACATAATCAAATGCATACACATTTTCTTTTGCCCATTTGACAGCATCTTTTGCATTGTCAAACTCACCAGTTTTACCCATTTTATTGTTCTGAGTAAAAACTACATACTTTACTTTTTTAGTCATATTGACCTCTCTTTCTCATTATTACGAATCACTATACCATGTTTCAAGAACATTGTCAAGTCCCATCTGGTAATTCTTCAAACTTTTTTTGAACTAAATTTTCAACCAAACTATCAATCACACTATTACCCTCAAGACCAGCTTCCTCAAGTGCATCTTGAAATTCATAAACTGTCATTGACCCCACCTCTTCACAAAGGTTCTCTTTTATTATATCATTTTGTAAATTACTCATAATATCTCCTAACCGTAATTCAAATCTGCAATTTCGATAACTTTATCCATAACATCTTCATAGAATAACTCTGAATTATCTTCTTGAAGTTTTACTAATTCTTCATCATTAAGTTCTTTTCCAGATGAAACAAACTTTGCAGAATCTATATAAGCATCAACAAAGTCTGGATAGTCTTTCATATCAATACCATCAACTTCAACATCTGTAACTTCTAAATTATTTAATTTGTATTTCAT